TGTAAGTTTCGTATAGAATTTGATTCTTGCCACTTAACGAACCCGCTGCGATAACATTATACAAGTCTTCACCCAATCTAGGCTTTATGTATTCAAGTTCCGCTATAGTGATGTATGCAGCCTTTACTAAAGACGTATCAGTATTTAGGTGGGTAAAACTAAGCGTTATTACTTGCTGTGCTGTTATTAGTGCCATTTGCTGTAGGTGTTGTTTTAGTCGCTTGTTCTAAAGTATATTGTGTTAATTCTTCGGGGGTAAAGGGAGATAATCCAAAAGCCGCCCTTTGTTCAGTTACTAACATAATTAATTTTGGGTCAAGTAAATCTGTAATAGGTGCGGGATTCTTATTTACATAAGACAAACTAGATGCGTCTAAGTTCCCAACCTCCTTAAATACTTTTACCCATTTTTCCATAAAAATACTTTGGTCGTCTTTAATAGCAACCAAAGCTAATCCGTATTCATTACGAATTAATGTAGTATTACCAATAGCAACCGCCTCTGTTTGGTTACATAGGCTTTTTTGCCAATTATGTGCGCTTACAAGGTCTTTACTAGCTTGGGTGTGTAAACGTGTCCAATCGCCATCATCATTCGTTGTAAACTCTGTAAACGTGGTTGTAGCGTCACTACCTGATTCTTGTAATATAGTAAGAACTTTGCCCGTGTTATCTTCGCCCGTTTTCTGTTCTTCCATTTTTGCAAGAAGTTTCTTGCCTTCTTCGTCAGAGATGTTGCCTTGAATTAACAAAACACCACTTGGGCGAAATGAATTATCTAAACGGCTAATATTCCATTTATTAGTTTTCCAACCTATTGCAGCTACATCCATAGCAGCTACCCAACAAGGTACGCCATAATAAGTATATTCGGGTTCGTAGTCTTTAAAATGCACTACAGATTGACCTAATCTATCAAAATTAGGGTATAGCGGAATATCAACTGTTAAATCACGGGTATAAAACTCTTTATCCCAATTAGGGTGTATAAGTATGCCCGCTACTTTGTTATCCGACTTTTCTATATCCTTAACCCTACAAGTAGTCCAATCTATATGGTCTATATTAAATCCGCCTTTATATTTAGTAATTTTCATATAAGCGTTTCCGCCTGTATTCCAATCAAACTTTAATCTTCGGTCAACATTTCTTAAACTTTCGCCTTTATTGTTTACATTCTTAATAAACTCGGAAACCTTTGGGTCGTTGCATAAATAAGAATCTCCAACTTGAAATTTAGTTTTCCAATATACAATAGACCTATGTACGGGGCTTTTTCTAGTTATTAATGATACTGCTTGTGGAAATTTATTATCTGCGCCAAAAGGAATACATTTATATTGTGCTTGTGATAATCCCCTATCGGCAGGTGTAGGTTCAATAGGCAAAGCAGGCACGCCTGTAATCTTTGCGTTAATAGCAAATCCTAATATTTTACCGTTAGGTTCAGCTACTTTCTGATTGGTTGGTCTGCCTTTCGGATTGCCCGATACACCTTTTTCGAATTTCATTGTTATTCCCTGTAAAATTACTGTTATTTTCTGTTAAATGCAATATTTATTAAAGTCTTTTGCCAAAAAAAGCGGCTGTTTAGACCGCTTAAATTGTTAGTTATTTTGGTAATTATTTACCGTTAGGTTCTAGTTGCTCTACCCTTACAACGCCTTCTATATTTGCATTAAAAAGGTGTTCTAAGTCCTTCTGCGTACTTGTGGTACTGATTACTGTTTTGCCTTTAGCATCCCAATAATCCTTATCCCCGCCTACATATATATAGCGATACTTTGCCATTATGCTGATGCTCTACGAAGTGAAACTGAAGTTTGAGCTGCTGTAGATGCAGCAGAAGTTGTTGTGTCTAAAAGAACACAAGCAGTTGTTACTGAAATTACATCAGTAATAATTCCTGCGGCACAAGCGGCTTGGGTTAAATAAACCCTAACAATAGCCCCATCTTGCACGGGGTTTCCTTCATTAAATTCCACAATACACTCATTGCTAGATGCAATAAAGTTTATAGCTTTTACGGTTCTTAAAGAAGGCACGAATCCTGATGAAACGCCGCCATGTACGGCAGTGTAAGGATAGCGTACATATACGCTATCCCCTACTGAAAATGTTTTTGTTATTGAAGGCATACTCTAATTATTAAACGGGTACTGTTCCTGTATAAACTCTTGCCAACTCAGGTGTCATATTATTAAGTATAACAGTTGTTCCTATGGAATCATCAAGTTTCTTACCTGATACACCTGTCCCTGTTGCTAATTTCATAGCACGTTTAGAAATCTCTCCGTACCCATGAACCCATTTAGTACCTTGAAAATCAACTGCAATTACAATCATTCCACAAGTTGAACTTGCTGCGATTTCTGCAATCGAAGTACGGTTGGTATTGGTTAGTCCTTTGATAAAGAACTCAATCTCTGCTGTTACTGAAATAGAACCTGATTCTGAACGTGTTTGAGTTTCGCGTCTTTCCGCTAAATCTTCAGTAAATTCAAATTCTCTAAAAACTTTAGTGGCAACCATTGTAATAGCAGTATATTGTTGTGCGGTCAATGTCATAGAGGTTACATCGGCTTTATCAACTATATAAAGCCTTTGTAATCCACCTGAATAAGGTACACAATCTTGCGTTAATGCTGTGGTTATTGCCATAATTAAGCTGCTGGATAAATTAATGAAATTTCAGGGCCATTTGTGTAGTTACCATCGTGACACATTCCTGCACGCATTCTAACGTACTCATCACCTGTTGTATCACCTGTGTAGATAACTTTAAGCGCGTTAGCATCAGAAAGCAAGTCAGTTGCAAAATGCAAATTAGACTGTTGAGAAGCTAGTAAAGTGTTAGCAGGAAAGTAATTCATAACTTGTAACTTCATATCGTTGTAAGCCATTGTCTTAGGCATAGCTAAAGAACCTAATTGGTTTGTAGCTAATTCGCCTTGCTTAACTTGGTAAGCACGGGCAACGTGCAATGGAATACAAATGTTAAAGTTAGGGTTATCAAATGCTGTGTAATCAAGCGTGTTGTAAAGGTTGCTTAATACTGTAGCTACGTTTGATACGTTTATAAATTGAATTACACCACCACCTGTATTGTTTACAGAGAAAGTTGCAGTTCCACGAACCGTTTGGGCTTTGTTTACGTTTCTTACTAAAACAAAAGTAGTTGCAGAAGCAACGCGAATGTGGTAAGAAGCGCCTACTAAAGCACCTGTTGTAGCAACGCCAAATATATCAGGGGTAGTTTCAATAGTAGTTCCTGTTGAAAGGGCTGTAATTGTTACTGCATCACCGTCACGAAGGTTAGCAGTAGATGTTACTGTAACTGTTCCTGTAGCGGCTGTAATCGCTGAAAAAGTCATTTCGGTTGAAGTAAGTTTAGTTTTAGAAACATCACTAGCAGCAATCAACTTAGGAAGCATTCCTGTATATGAAGCAGCGTTAGTAAATTCCTGAACCGCACCTTTACCTAACCACCATAAGCGTTCGCTTGCAGCGTTTATTTGCTTTACATAACGACTAACCATGTGGTCAGCCAATGCTGTTGGTGAAGTGTATCTTCCCATTTCGCCCGCAGGTTGTTTTTGTGATAAAAACGAATCAACTAAGGCAGAGTAATCTTCTTGCTTATGAAATTCAAAAGCAACAGGGTCTAAATACTTTTCATCAATTGCAGCGGTAGTAGCTTGGTCGGTGAAAGCAGCTGAAGGGGCGCGAAGTTTAACAACATCATCTGCTGTAAATAAAACTTCACGTTTTTTAACGTTAGTGTGTAGGGTGTAAAGCCCTCTTTCATTTGAACCATTCTCAATGATGGTCGATGCAATAAAGCCTTCTAAGGGTTCACCTGCATAGGTATTAGTGGTTAAAGCTAACTTTGCCATTTTTTATTTATTTATTTATAGGTTTATTTATTTTCTCTGTAAAACTTAGCTTGCTCAAATAAAGCCTTGCCTGATTCGCTTAAAGGAAACGGGTTAACAGCTACAGGGGCAGGCGGTGTTCCTGAAGGGTCAGGGTCTTCGCTAGCTGCAATAACTACAGTACCCGCAGAAAGTTTAGCTACTTCTAATTTAGCTGCCTCTAATTCTGCTTTAATTTCGTTTAAGGTAATAGTAAGCGTTTCAGATTCTACGGCTTTAGCTGCAACAACTTCTTTTAATGAAGTAATTTCAGTTGTAAAAGGTGTAGTGTCTATTGTTTCGGGTGCTTTATTTTGTAAAGCTAAAATCTCACCTTGAAGACGGATATTATCTGCCTTTAGGATTTCATCATTCTTAAAGCCTATAGCCGCAAGAATTTTAGTTGTTAAAGTTTCGTTATTTTCCATTTTTTTATCTAAAAAGTATTCAGGCAATTCAGGTAATCCTGCTGCCTTTATTTTGGTATTGTCATATTTAGCGGCTATTTCCATAGGCACTAAAACCTCATCTACAAATCCCATAAGTTTAGCTTCTGCTGCCGTAATCCACTTTTCTTCCTTCATCAATTCAGTAATAGCATACGGCTTCATCTTTGTTTTTTTACAATAAAGATTATTTTGAAGTGAATCAAATTTATCTAGCATATCGGCAGTTTCACGCATTTGTTGTGAGTTGCCTTCAGCGCGGGTGTGTGAATTATGTATTAAGAATAAAGCGTTTTCTGATATTTGAACAGGATTACCCGCTAAGGCTATAAATGTTCCCGCTGAAGCAGTAGCACCAATCATCTTGGTAGTTACTTTGCCTTTGTTATAAGATTTTAGTAAATCGTGGATTCCCATTCCTTCAAATGCGTTTCCACCTAGAGAACTGATGTTTACAATAATATCACCGCTAATTTCATCAAGCTGCTCTTTAATAGACTTAATGGTATTCTCATCCTCCCCCATCAT